AGACGTTTACCAAGTCGCTGCTGACACGATGTCAGCAATGACATTAAGCCGTTTCGGTTACAGTGACAGTGCTATAACCACGGAAGTTTCCGCGACGGTTAAAGCAAACCATCTGAACCGAGTCGTCCATGCAGCGAACGCGAACGTTGCTCATCTCTGGATGCTGGAACGCCTTTCGCTTACGCATCTGCCGACCAGCAGCGTAATAAGCTTTGAAAGTCGCCCAGTTGACACCAAGGATGACGCCGTCTGTCCGAGCGTTTACGCTATTAGAGTTTGTCCAAGCTGGAACCCAGGTCATTGGGACGCCGCGAATGAACACAGTTCCGCTCCGAGCTGCAACGTCATCGCCGATGTTGTCGTTGCCCAGCTGCAACAAGCGACGGTTAGCTGCCAGCACGCTGTGCGTTGTCAGCAACTCCCAGTCGCTTCGCTTTTGGTCAACAATGTCAGGTCGCTGAACAGGTGGAGTAAACTGACAAAGGTCCATCGAATTGATAACCTTTTCGACAAAGTCGCTTCGGCTAACCGTGGTGTACGGAAACGTCCGGTTTCGCCATTGAGGATATGTCGCACAGGAAATACCACCAACACCGTTCGCCGCCCACCCAACAGGCTCAAAACCATTGAACCCTTCAGGAGCATTGTTTTCGGTAACGCTGTCGTTGGTGGCGGTGATCCACCAAAGAAGTGATGCAACGCTGAAAGGAGATTGAGTAGGGCCAGTAGGACCAGGACCAAAGACCAAGTCTTCCATCCCGGTGTAGAACGATGTCATCAAGTCACGTTCCATGTCCTCGATGTAATCGTAAATCTGACGACCACCGGTTCGGAAGATCTCTTCATCGATGTCGTAGTGGTAGTTGTTCGTTGTCAACGCCCACTTCAACTCGCCCTGGTCAAGCGTGTTGACCCCAGTCGAAGAGTCTCGGTGATACAAACCAACCGTTTGAAAGTTGTCGTTTGTATTAACCTTCACCTTCCATCGGCATTCCGAAGTACTCATCGTGTCCTTCTTCAGGTTCCCTGAGAAGAGTCGCGATGCGTACTTGTATTCTTGCAAAGGCAAGGACAAGTCCTGAGCTGCAAGCTGTTCTTCTCCAGCAAACTTCTGATGAATGCTGTTGACAAAGTCATCAATCTGATCAATCGATAGTGCCATTTGGCCAGTTCCTTATGTATTAAGACCGTTCGAGTTCCTTGTAAAGTCGGTCTGCCTCTTCGCGAGGATCTTCGCGAGGCGGCTGCGGTTTTGTTGGGCTTCCACCCAGCCGCATCTGACTTTGCCTTGAAATTCTCTGGGTTTGTTGTTTGAGACGTTTCTTACCAATCTCATCAGCGAAAACCATGTTGGCTACTCGACTGACTAACTGGTCCGTGAGTTCTGCTGGACGACCCAATCGCTCAAGACCAATCATCTGAGCCTTAACAGCCACATGAAGGTCTTTCCTGCGTTCTAGTTCCTGCTCAGATTCTTTCCCGGTTTTGCCAAACAATTCGGCGTAACCAAGAGAATCCACATAGCTGTCGAACCGCTCTTCCTCAGACTTGGCATTCACATAAGCAAATTGCGACTCCAGACGCTCCAATCGAGATTCGTAATGGTCTCGCAATCGCGAAAACTCATCAACAATCTCGTCGTCATAGAGATCCTTGCTTAAGGAGACCTCGTACCGATCGCTCGACTTGCTAACAGCAGAATCTTGATCGTCCTCTTCATCAGTTTCTTGTTTCTTGGAGAATTGACCCTTCTCATTGCGAGTAGGTTCTTTTTCGCTTTCAGCCATAGCCTTGCGACCAGCTTCAAGCGCCTTCTTGTCAAGAAAACGCAAAACCTTTTCCAACTCATCGCGATTGGTAAATTCCGATAACTCGGAATCGTCTATACCGTACGCGGCCATCTCGGCTTTAACTTTGTCGTCAACCCACTCAGGAAGACTTGCAGTTTCGCCGGTATCATCGCTGTCGGATTCAACCGCAGCGGCTTTTTCGCCGGATTTCTTCTCGGCTTTTGGTTCTTTTGTCGTTTCCGTGTTGCTTGCAACATCAACGTCTGGCTTTTCTTCACCTCGACGTTCTGCAGCAACCTCTTTAACAACGGCATCAGCATAAGCTTTTAAGCCTTCACTGTCCAGTTTTTCCATTTCGACTGTTTCGCTAGGCATCTCCGTATCCTCCGTCTAAATCATGAAGACCACGCATTTTCAAGAATTCATTGCGTGCGCGGCGACTTGTAAAACGAATTTGGCCGCTATCTAAAACAGCAGCGCCTTGAATTGAATGTTGTTTAATAAGATTGCGTGTCTCTTTCACTTGAGACCGCATTACTCCACAACCCTCAGAAATGAGAGGATCGTGTTCGCTATAAGCATTAGAAACCATTGCTGGACGAACAAGCCAATCCGACTTCTTTGGAACAAGCTGATCTAACTCTTCGTGAGAAACAGTTCTTCCGTTGTATTTGTAGGTTATTGCACCCATCATCCCGCACCCTGCAACATGGAATCTTTTTGCTGCGAATTGATTTGCGGCCTATCGCCCATCAAGGTTTGGATAAGAGCGTTGTTTCTTGCTTGCTCTGTTCCACCTGCGCTCACGTTGCGACGTATCGTCTCTCTCGTCGTTACTGGAGATTGCCTGACCGTGTTTTGGTCGCCGCCGAGCATGGCAGCAGGTGCCGCGAAGGTAATAAATCGCTTGAACTCTGGCCGGTTTTTCAATCTGGCAATTTCGTCAACGATGGCTTCGGCATCGATCGAGGCTCCCGACGCCTGGAACATGGGCCACAACGGAGCGATTTGTTGCAAGACTTGGAACAACTCTTGAAGTTTTTGTTCTGGAGTTTTGAAGACCATTGAATAGGGTTCAACTCGGAAGTCATAGTCTTCAAACTCTCCTTCCCGATAATCTGGCGTCCAGTCTGAATTAACGCTAATACCACTGTTCTCAACAGGCATCGAGGTCTTAAGTTCAAGCGTTGAGTCCTCCCACATCAGCCTCCCTAAATCCAAAACAACATCCGAAGCAAACGAAACGACAGCCATTCGCATGTCTGCAACGTTCTTGGAAACATTTCCATGAATTAACTCTTCTTGACCGAGAGTTGAAGCTTGCTGGCCAAGGCCACCCATTGCCTGCAAATTTCCAGCAAAACGGTCGTATTCGGTTTGCAGGAATGTCGCGAGAGCCATGTCTCGTTGGTCGATACCGCCAACTTGGAATTGCTTAATCTGCTCTGGACTTCGACCCCTGTACCATCCGTTCCGTTCGGATGTTCTCAACCTTTCCGCGTCATCCTCCATGCCTGGCGGGTATACGTTTACTACTCGATGAGCGTCCGAATCGTCCTCCATGCGACGGTGAAGCCTATTTTGAAGGTCGTGCATCCCCTTCAGATTGATAGCTGGCGATGTTGGGATGACATTGTCTGGAGTGTCGCCAAGTGAGAGGAACTTGTACGGACCAGCTTGAGAACCAATCCATTCTCTTTCAATCAGCGGAGGCAGATCTGCTTGATCACAAGCAAACGTTGCAATGGAGTTGTTTTCCGCAATCCAAACATCCATCATCCATATCATGTCTTTTAGATCATCGTCTTCCGCACTTCCCCAGTCCGAAGCTATGTCGCGTGCGGCGCCAACAGAGTCATGATGTTGGCGATTTGTTGGCTTTAACTTGTCTTTGACTTTCTTGTCGTACCCTGGCTCGTCCATGACCTTTTCGTAGTCAGCACGATACCTGTGACCGCAATATCGCATCTTGGTCAGCTCTTTGGCTGGCATATCAAGAATCAGGTCGTCGATAGAAACTCGATTAAACCAAGGCTGGCCTGGGTCCAACCAAACATCTTCTTCAGATTCAAGCATTCCATGAAAACGAGTGTCGGTGTCTCTCATCATCACAACACCGCACCCAAGACAGAAAAACGCATCCATAACAATTGCTCGAATTGTCTTATCAAGCGTCATGTCGCTTATGAGTTTATTGAGATTAACCTCAAATCGAGCGGCAAACGGCAAGGTTTCCATTCTCGACGTAGAAACCAACACTTGCGGATTATTTGCGGCTAACGCAATGGTGTAGATACGAGCCGTCTGGTTCATCAGGTTTACGAGAGTCTTGTTTTCCGCACCTGACTCTGCGTACCAAGACCCAACATAATCCTTGATAAGCTCTTTGCGAACACGACGAAACGGCTCCATCGCATCACGCGATGAGCGTATAGCTTTAAGAAGGCGCGCTCGTTTTTCGTCGTTAGCTAAATCAAACATCCACAGCCGAAATGGTTACGGAATTATCCCGAAACTTATTCCGGCGGGTTTTATCTCCAGCCTTAGCTAGTCTGACACTGTGTCAAACAGCTTTCTTGCTAGACGCTGGCGATTTTGATCCTTCAAGAACCGCCTTTGTTTGTGCCAAATTCAAAGCAGACTGAGAAAAATGCAAAGCCTTTTGAGCGTCTGGCTGAGCTTTTACTTGATCAGCCAATTTTGCGATCGCGACATCAATTTTCTCATTTACATCGCATTCCATCTTACACCAATCCTTCAGGTTTTATCCTTGAATCTCATTTACGCAACACGTCACGTATTCCATATCTTGGACTGCCCGTGTTAATGCCGCGCCGCTCTTGTCGCTCTCGCCACAAAAAGCTTCCATATTCTGGATTCTGACCGTTTTCCGTGTCGCTGTCAACTTTCTCATTAGCGTGCTCTGAAGAAAATATATACCAACAACCAGCTGCTGATATAGCTCTGTCGGCATGATTTTTATTACCAGCACCTTTATTTTTTGTTGGAACATGCACAAGTTTGTCGCCGTCCCATTCATATTCTCCGCACTCTGTAATCATTTCCTCAGAACGCGGAATATATAAACCTGAATCCATTGCCATTGAAATGCGATCAAACAAGTCTGCTTTGTCAGAATCTCTGCGAACTGGCCAACCTACTCTGCGAGTTTTGGTTTGCGATCCAAACTGCTCGGAAGTGCGATAAAAGACATTCCAGTACCCAAGTTTTGCTATTTCGTCCGCGAAGCCTCCAGAATTCCCAGCGTCTTCCCAGCCTAGCAACGCTTTTCGCATCCACATGCAAAGAGCTACCACAGTAAATGCAAACGCTCGAGGCTCGACACCTTTAATTGCGTATTCAAGCACCTGTTCTCCACTGCTGTTGTCAAGCATGGAGATGACGGAAGGCGTTGCGACTGCCGACATGCCGCCTGAAGCAACGTCGCAACCTGCTGTGTATGGTCCGAGCGGAGGAGAAAAATCTATCCCAGGACGAAACCACAACCTCAAAGGTCCATCGTCCCTTGGCGACAGACCAACAACTTCTGGTCGCTCTTTGTCGATAACTGGTACGCCCTGCCAGACGGGACGCTTGCAGTGCTCTTTCTTCATTCGCTCAAGCAAAGCGGGTTGAAAGCACTTGCTAGCCGCACCTTTGGCATCCATGTCAAGTTCACGCGCAATGAATCGCGGTGTAGCGCCTGGAAGGAGGCAATGAGAGTCGTACCAAGGCGATCGGAACTTTCCGTCGATGACATGACCCCGCCGTTCGATAGCTCGCAACTCGCGAGCATGTGTACTAATGTATTTATCAACGGCCTCTTGCTCTTCCGTCCTAACCGCTGTTGCGATTCCGTTTTGTCTGACGTAAGCAAGCTTGGAGTGAACTGGGTTTTCTTTCCAGTCAAGCGAATAAACTCGAGGGTTATCGGGATCTGTCGCAGATTCGTAGAACACGCCAGCGTCGGCGCCAAACGTTGAGCATAAGAACACGCAATTATGAATAAGAAGCGGGCGTCCATCATCATCAATGACAGTGAACGCCCGCCTTGGACCGCAATTCAGAAGGTCGTAGACGGCAAACCGCCTTGTCCCGACCGTGGTTTGAGCAAATCGTCTCCCTGAACACCCTTCTTGATGCGACCCAAAATTGCTTCCGGGGTCACACCCGCAATCCTTGCAATTTCCGCTACTGTCATTTCCCCTTGCGATGTTTTCACAAGGCGATTGCTCCTCCTGTTGTTGCAGTTTTCTTGTCGCGTAACCCATCGACAATTCCCAGGGTAATACCCTTTGCTGTTGTCGATCCTGTCCAGTTCCAAGCCATCCGTCTTCAAGCCCATATCCGCAATAAACACCTTGAAGTCCATCCACTGCTCGCAAACGGTAATCCCTTGACCAGCGTAACGGTGATACGCTGGGTGACGAGGATCTGTGCAACGCGATATCATGCTCCTCCAAGACGCATACTCCGGCGTTCTTGATTTTCCGTGCTTGAGAAATTTTCTTGCAGACAATTCCTTGTGCAGGCAACCGCAACTTTTTGTGTTTCCAGATTTCAGATCCCCAGCTATTGCGTCCACCTGCTTCCCGCATTTGCAAAGACACTTCCACTTTGCCGCATTGTGACGAGTTGATCCATTTCTCTCGATAACCGTCAGGTAGCAAAATTTCTGCCCTGTCAAATCCTTCCCTCGCATCTCTCCACCCTTCAACCGTAAGCACTTTATGATCTGGAGTAAGACCAACGCCATATGTCGAGATGACGCCCTTACAACCTTGGTACACACACCCGTCATGATGTACCCAATTTATACCGTCCCAAACCCTGTCGGTCAATTTTACATCTTCAATTGCAACTAACCCGCGATCCGTAACAACCATTGACCCTTTAGCGCAACAATTTGTCACATGAGCCACCGAACTCATGATTTTGTAGTCAACACCACCAGCGATAAACTCTTCAGAGCCGACTTCGTCGAATGCAAACATGCTAGTACGACCACCACGAGCTACGTCTGCCGTCGCTGAGTAGCCGACCCAAATCGAGTTGGTTTTTGGTAGCTTGATTGTGTGGTCGGTGATGTTGCGATCGTATTTGTCCAGCATCCACACTGGAAGTTTGTCCAGCATAGACGACAGC